GTATAATCTCACTACATGGATTACAACCAAAATAGTAATCGGCATCTCTTTTACCATTCTCTAATGCTTTTACTTTAGCTGCCTGTCTATTAAATATACCACGTTCTCCTGACTTAGACTCGTATAGTGATGTCCATTCTCGCATAAACGTACCCATTTCAGGCTTACCTTTGAATGCTACAGAGTTATTGGCTAATGCTCTCTGACCTTCGTTCTCCCACCATTGTCCTGACTTAGCATGACGCATTTGATCATCACCTAAATTAGATAGCGATATAAGTGCAGACCTACGTACACCACCAACAACTACAACTTCACCTATCTTACACATAATATCATGGCACTCAATAGGAAATAATCTTCTACCTTTAGCACCCTTGAACTTTTGTATACAGAAATGAAATAATTCAACTAATGGTGCAGGTCCTGATGCTCTACCACCAAAGGTTTTTAATCTAGCACCTGCAGGTCTAACCTGTGATACATCCCAAGTAGGAACTTGTCCTACATATAACATAGCTATAAGTTCTCTCAATGCTTTTGCCCATCCGGGTCTGCTGTCACCAACAGTGATGATAGTAGTGCTGTCTTCAAAGTGTTCATTAACTACAGGTAGTTTGTCTACGTTCTCACGTTCTACAGAGAAGCCAACACCTGTGCCACACATAAGTATATACATACATTCATCAAATGAACGTGGACTATCTACAGGTATATAGCTACAGTTGTAACCACCTACGTGGCATCTATCTAATGCAGGTCCTGATGTCATCAATGCTCTCATACTAGGCATAACACCTAGATTGATTATCTGATTAGTCATCTTTTCTTTTAATGCCTTAGTTATACTATAATTATAGTTTTTGTTAAGGTGATTATCCATATACTGAAAGTATCTGTCTACAGTTTCTCCCCAATTTTCTCTACGTTGCTCCTCGTCTTTCCACCTTGCATAGCGAGACAATGCTATGAAGTTCTGATAATCAGTTGGTAAATAATTACTTAACATTTTCTACTCCTGTAATACTTTCATGTTTTTAACTTTAACACCTTCTAAATCGTGAAATAATTCATTCATATAGTCTTCAAAATCTTCAGTAACATCCCCATCTGAAGGTATGGGATAATCTTCAGGGTCTACCTGTAGAGTAATCATAATTTTAACTCTTATCATCGTAGACCTCTATAAGTTTATTTAGATACCATCGTGCCTTTTCTAAGTCTTCAACACCATTCTTATATTCGTATCTCCATATATACTTTAGTATATTACCTTGTAAATAATATTTAAATCCTTCATTAGTTGCAGCACCAATGGCATCAATAGTTTCGATACCTGCCTTATTGTAATGAACAGGATGATTGACCATATCCTCTAATTCTAAGTTATCGGATTGTTCCATAGCTTGTTTTCTTTTCATTCTCATATACTCCATATGTCTTAACATTAAGCATTACCATCGGTGTCTGCATCAAAAGACAATACCACAACATTGTCATGTTTGTCAACTACTTTTCCTTTATTCTTTGGGAGTACCTGTTCTTCAAACTCATCAGCTTTTTCTGTTAGCTTTTCTCTTACATAAGAATCGTATTCCATGACAGGAACAGATGAACATATCACTTTACAAAAGTGAAGTAGTGAATAGTAGTCATCATCACTCATAGGGTTTTCTCTAGATGTCACTATATTCATATTAATCTCACCTGTCCAAACATTATTCTCATCTAGATCAGGACTTATTCCTATTATAAAATCTTCAGGTCGTATATCTTTATTCATAAGTTTCATTTGATTTTCCTTAGTTTTTTACCTTTAAATTTTATAAATAAAGGATGTTTGTTTTTGCCCTTTTCTTTTAACCAATCTTCAGGTATTATCCTGTCATAGTATCGGAATCCATGTTTAATACACCACTCTGCGTATGTAGATTTCGCACCTTTACTTAGCTTACTTCGACTGTTTGTAAATACAAATCTAATATCTAGTTTCGGATGTTGCTTCTTAATGCACAAGTGCTTTCTTCTGTCCGTTGTTAGGAATCTTCCTTTTGTTTCTATTATTATACCATTGTTTAGTATAAAGTCAGGGGTATAGGTGCGATAGGCTAAGTCTTCCCACTCTATCTTAATACTTTCGTAATCATACTTATATCTTAGAGTATCAAGAGCCATAGAAATCTTAAACTCTAAACCACTTCTATACCCATACTTTATTGCTTCTCGCCTTATTTTATGTGGAGACACTAGAGTAGTCTTCTCCAACCTGTAAAGGGATTGAACTCATAAGAGTCCTGAGAGTATCCAAGAGCTTTCATCTCTTCCTTAACAGCTTCATCTGCCATCTTCTTGGCTTCCATAGCTTCTCTCAAACCTTTAGTTCTCATTTCACGTAGAGTTTTCTTAGCTTCGGCTAATTCCTTCTCCATATTCGCAATATCTTTTTGTAAGTCTTCTATTTTTTCTGTCATTGTTACACACTCCATATTTCTCTAGCTTCATCTTTCATACTTGACCACATCCACGAATCGAGGTTAGGATAAACAAGAGAAGCTAACTCATTTTTATCATCACTAATAGATAAAAACTTTTGTATACCCAAAGCTACTTTAACAAGTTGTGCCTTGTGTAATGCTAAGTTGTCAAGTGTAAACTTCTTGTACTCTTTTGGAGTAGCAAAGAATAAGTCTACACTATTCTTAGGATATGCCATAGAGTAAAAAGCCATCTGTCTTTTCTGTGCTTCTGTAGGCTTACTAGGCATCCGTGTAGTTGTCTTTAAGTCTACTATCTTATCAGAAAATCTGAAGTCTATATACCCCATGATTGGAATAGGCATGTCATCGATTTGAACTTCAACTTTTTCTTGATATGCTTCAAGATTAGTATAGTCAAAGTTTTCATCGATGACAGTACCAAAACCTTTTAATAACTTCTTTTCTTTTTCTGTTTTTACATCTCCTAAATCAACACCTGATTCAGCACACAGAGACATAAATTTTACATCTAAAAGATTGAAGTCAAAGGTTTTTGCTTTCTTCTCGTATTTGTTTGCTAATGCAAACTCGGTAGCAATACCCCTAACAGCACTTGCACCACTTGGCGATTTATAGCCAAACAAATATCTAGCTACCCACATAGGTGTATCAGTAATATACGTATTGATACTACTAGGGGATAGATAGTTTATACCATGTACTTTGAAAGGGTTATTGCTTTTCATTAAGCTACCTCTTCTTCGATGTCTATAAATTCACTGACAATATCATTGTCATTATCATCGTGAAGATTCGCCTTAGAATCCCATTCACTAATAATATAGCTGTTATAGTTTTCTACCCAAGCTAAGAAGTTAGCAAAAGTTTCTTGATCTTGATTAGACAACTCAACAGTCTTAGATATATCTAAACTAGCAGTAGGTAAGTAGAAACAATTACCATTAGGTAACTTTCTTTCTTCTGTACCAAGTGCAATATTATGTTGAACAGGCAGTCTCTTCATTTGAGATAACTTCGTAAATGGCACAGCCATTATTTTGAAGGCATCTCTATTATCAATCTCCCATATAAATGGTTGACTGTCTATTTCAGTGGCTTCTCCCTTCTCATTAGTTGGTTTAATTAAGTCTACTATACCAAAGATAACACGAACACGTTTTATCTGCTTGATAAGTTCCTGTGTCTTCTCAGGAAGAGACTTAAAATCCTTTACGAAACCTGATGGTTTACCACAATTAAATGTACCCTGATTATCTTTCAGATCAATGGTAAGATTATCTGCCATAAGAGTTTTATGATATGTACCCATAGGATCACCTGCTTTGGCATTCATATTCTTAACAAATCTTTTGTACATAAATCTCTGTACGAAAGGTCGTATCGTAGCAGAAGATGCATAGATAGCTTTACTGTCAGGTATATCTAACTTGTAAGTACCACCTTGCACAACTTCTACATTCATAGACTTGCCTTGTACTTCTGCTTCACCCATAATAGGTGAATGATTTATTTTTAATCTAGGAAGAGTATTAGATTTCTTATCACTAGAGGAAGTCTCTCCTGCTATGCCCATAGCTTTAGCCATTGCAGCATAATTTGCAGTATCTATTGTTACTAAATCACTCATATATATTTTCTCCTTTGTTGAAAGTTTTATTGTTATATCACATTACGTCTTTCGTGTCAAGCCAATTATTACCTATTTTTGCTTCTAATAATAATGGCACATTAAAATCAATATTAAATTGATTGTTAATAATATCCTTCATGCTACTATTAATACTACTCAACAGTTGTATAACATCTTGTTTTTCATCAGGATGTACATCTATAACTATAGAATCGTGTACAGTATTGACAATACATGAATTTAAGTTAGTTAGTTTTTTATCAATTTCAAGTAGTATGAGAGGAACAATATCTGCAGTAGCAAAACTTTGTACAGGATAGTTTTTAACCTGTGTGAAGTGTGTTATCTTGCCACTTGCATATCTCTTAGCATCAGGAAATGCAAACTCTCGACCTGAAGGTATCTTTATCTTACCTGTATTCATAACTTCTTTAGCCAATTTGGTGTGCCAAAGTGCGATGCCTTTGTACTTTTCTGTGAAGTGTTTATAATATGTAGCTTGAGCAGGTGTCCTGCCAAATCCTGTTGCTCCGTAGAGGGGTGCAAACGTGTGTGCTTTCGCTTCTTGTCTAGAAGTTTTTTCCCCTGCATCACTAATAACACGAGCAGTATAACTATGCACATCAAATCCATCTTCTATCTCCTTCATTGCAGTTTTATCTTGGGATAAGAAAGCTGATACTCTAAATTCAAGTTGAGCAAAGTCAGCTTCTAATATATGTCCACCCTTCCAACGTGATACAAATACTTTCTTTACAGGGAATGTACCACCTCTAGGCATGTTCTGCATGTTGGGATCAGCACCACTAAATCTTCCTGTAGAAGTTCTGTGCTGTAATAACCTAACATGTAGCTTACCATCAGGCTTGATATGTGTATTGATACCTTCAACGAAAGATGAAAGGTATGTATCAAGTGCTGATAGTCTCTGTAAGTCTGTAAGAAAGTTCATTGCATCTGTCATATTCTTTTGTTTAGCTATACTATATAACATAGCTAGGTTACTCTTGTTTACACTAAATCCATTGGCACTAACCCACTTTGCATTAGGAGCATTGAACTTTAATCCTGCAATAGTTTTATCAGGTAAAAATAAATATCCAACTGCATCACAAGCACTACACTTAGTAGGTTTAGCAAAGGGTGTGCCATCTTTTCTAGTTTTTCTGTAAAAACCTGTGCCACCACAACTTAAACACTGCTCTGCTCTTGTCTTATATACAATGTCAGAGTTTTTCTGTATGGTATGTTTGTACTCAGAGTTATCCATATACGGAGTAAAACTATTTGCCCACATAGTCTTGTCATGTGGCTTTCTACTATAAATAACCCATGACATCTGTTCAGGACTATTGAGATTAATAGGTGTGTCACCCATCAATTCCTTTACTTGTTTGTTTAGTCTTTTCTCAATCGCAGTCTTCTCATTCTGAAACTCTATCTTAACTTTATCTAAGGTATCCACATCAACCTTAAATCCTCTTTGATATATCTTTGCCAAAGCTACTGCAACTTTATTTGTTTGTATAACAGTATCCATCAATACTGCGTCATCTAATTTATTAAGTCTTATGTATTGTCTTTGACTTAGCTGTTGTGTAGCTTCTAAATCTGCTACAAGATACTCTGTCAGTTCATCTCTAGGTATCTCATCAGTAGCATAACCTTTAGCAAAATAATTCTTTAGCGTGTCTTGCTTTTTAGTTGGCAAGTCATAGCGTTCAGCACAATCTTTTAAATGCAAGGGTTGCTTTATACCTCTCTGTAAAATATATTCTGTTAACATTGTACAAAATATAGGACCATCATACTTGAATCCTGATTCCCATAGCCACATCAAGTCATAAGATATATTATGTCCTATAAGAATAGTTGCTCTATCTAGTAACTCTTGTATAGCATCAAAATGATTTTCATCTCTATCTGTGTTAAACAAGTGCATTGCACCATTATCTTCTAGGCAACCTACCATAACTAATTTATTATCAGTCTCGAATGGATCAAGATGTAACTTACCATCTCTCTTCGTGGTTGTATTCTCTACGTCTAGTGTTAGCTTCATGCTGTATACCTCGCTGTTAAATAGTCAAGTTCACAATGGACTGTGCCATGCCAACCTGAGAGTTTATTCTTAACTACATTAAGATGTCTTTGTATATCTTCCTCGTCTTGACCTTCTACCTGTGGGTTCTTAGCTATTAGTATCATCAAATCAGCTTCGGCAGCTTTACCTGTACGAGACCCTTCCATCATAGATTGATTTAGGATAACTTTACCTTCTGCTTCTGCATTTAACTGTGACATATAAAATACAGCACAGTCATAACTCTTAGCTATTTGTCTAGCATGTACCACGTTTGCTTTTAGTGCTTCATCCTGTCTAGCAAATCCTTGAGACCTAGCAAACTTATCTCCCATGTCAAGCACTAATATGTCAGGCTTGTATGCCTTACACACACTCTCGACCCATGCCATGTCACGATCAGATGCATCACGTATCTTTATATTATCAAACACAGGCTTATATCTTTTCCATGCTTCACTAGGATTTTTCTTGACATCATGCACAGTCATACCTGTGGCGGCAGTTAGGTATCTTGAGCCAACCCTGTGATAACCTTCTTCGTTACAGAGTATGACACACTTAGCACCTTGATGTGCAAAACCATTTGGACTTGCAATAAGTGATGCATGAATAGATGTCTTACCTGTATTAGGTCTAGCACCTATCTCAATCAAGTGACCTGCATTTACACCATCTAATTTACGACACAGGCTAGGTATATTGAATGTCCATCTAGCTTCTAAGTCATTCTTAGCAAGTAATGTCTCAATAGTAATGTCATCCCATTCTATGTTAAGGTTAGGTGTAAAATCGTCTCCATACAACTCAAGAAGATTTCTAAGGGGTTCAAGAGAGGATTTAGTACCATTAACATAGTCAAAGCCAAGATTGGCAATGTCTTCGCCAACGACTTGCTGAAACAATTTAGACAATACTTCTTGTGCAATATCTGTACCAAGTGGTTGCTCCTTCTTAATATTATTAAATAGAGCAGAGTATCCCTGTTTCTGTGCAGTAGTCATTGATGGATTATTAGCCAAGAATAATGCCTGTATCTCATCAGGTGTTACTGTTCTTTCATATAGGGTTATTGCTCTATCTAGAGTTTGTTTAATCTTACGAACATCTTTACTAAACAACCTGTCAGGACACTTAGCACCTCTGTGGTCATCATAAAATGATTTATCCATAAGACTTCGTATTAATGATAATTCCATGTTGTTACTCCTTTGGGGTTAGGGTTAATAATTTTTCTATATCTGATTCATTACGATATTTCAGATCATCTGTCAATCTAATTATTTTAATGTCTTGTACATATCCTCTTAATTCTTTTGCAAACGATAGTGTCTTAGGTAAGGCATCAGGATCGAGTGCTATAATCGCTGTTGAGAATCGTGAGAGATACTTCTTGTGAGACTCTGCCAATGACGTACCCAACACAGCTACCCCAACTAATACATCACTACCTACCACAGATGCACTAACACAATCCTCAACAACAACTGCTACCCTACCACATCCATGAACAAAAGGCAAGTTACTTTTTCCATATCTTTTCCATTTAGGCAATAATCTAGTTATTGACCTACCGACTGCATCAACAATATAATCGCCATGCTCGACAGGAAATACAACTCGCTTGTCCTTGACATCGTAGTGTAGATTCAATTTGTCACAATCTAAATCCCACAGTTCACAAAAGTCCATGACTTCTCTCCTGTGGTTATGTGACACCACGTATTCAGGCATTACAAATTCTTCTCTATCAAAGTCTAGAACGTCACCTGTAATTGCATCACGTATATCATCTACAGATAGATGCACACGTGCAGAGCCTGAAATCTTACAAGTAGATTTATAACAATTCCATAACAACTTACCCATATTGTTAGTAGCTGTAAAAGTTTTATAACCATTACATACAGGACAAGTAAGTCTTTTACTTTCTCCTACACTTAGTTGTAAATCATTTACATAGTTGTATATATTCATTGTATATCTCACTTATATGTTATATAATATTCTTTTGTTCGGCACTTACCCTGTGCTTATAGCATACTTTTTTCTAGTTGTCAATGCATTTTCTGCACTAGCATACGTATTTTTCATGTAAGGTTTCACACTATTGGGGTTAGCATGACCTGTAACAGACATTATCTGACCCATAGACACACCTGCTTCGACCATCTCTGTAGTACCTGTACGTCTTAAGTCAGCTATTCTTAGCTCATCAGGAAGACCACAGAGCTTCATTACCCTTCTTGCTACTTTGGATAGCCTAGTAAGAGAATATGGCTCGTATGAACCTCTAATCGCTGTTGGGTATGGTGCGACATAAGACTGAAAACCATATTCATCTTTCTGTTGTTTAAGCATTTCTAATAAGTCAACTGAAATAGGCAAGTGAACTACACTTCTTCTCTTTGACTGTTGCAAATTTAACACACTATTATCAAAATCTACACTAGAAAACTCTAATGTTCTCATATCTCCTACTCTCTGACACCATTCATATGCCATTTGTACAATTAATCCTATGTTTCTGTACTTAAAATCGCTGTAGGAGTAGTCAAGAAATTGACATACCTGTTCTTTTGTCCACACAACCTTTCTAAGTTGGGTTGGTTTTCGTCTGAAAGTAGCAAATGGATTCGTTTCAGCATATCCCATCTCCATAGCAAATGAAAATAACTTTCTTGCTACAGAGCAAATATGATTAGCCATAAAGATACCACGTTTTAGCCACACTTCATATGCTCGTCTTGCCTTTGCACCTGATAAATTTTTCAATTTATTTGTTGACAATTTTTTACTGTCTACAGATGTGTCTAACATGACACCTAAAAAGTATTGATAATCTACTTTAGTTTTATCTGCTAACATATTGTAATCACTAGACAAATAATATTCATCTACTAGGTCTGTTAAGTTTTTAATGTTCTGCATCTTTATACTCCATTGCACATAAATCTAAGGCAGTCATAAACAACTCGCCATGCCACATTAAACCTTGTTTAAAATGTGTAGGTATTTTACTATGACCATAATATCTACCTGCAATCATTCCTGCTACTGCACCTGATGTATCTGCATCATATCCTCTGTTGACTGCCTTGATAACACAATCCTCAAAGGTATTTGTTGTCTGAAATGCCCACCATGCACATTGGTAAGTTTCTTTTACATATCCACCTGACAGGACTTTTTCTCTAGGTGTGTCTAGTGGTAACTTATAGCTGTCATATCTAGCTATAGGATAGCCATGATATAATTCTTCAGCTAACATTATAGAGTAATCCACACAGGTATTGCTACCATGTGTTAATAAAGTTTGTTGTGTAGCTAATTGCATGGCATGATATTTGTTTTTAGCAACTATGATAGTAGGTGCAAGTCTCATCAATGCTCCATTACCTGATGAATCTTCTGCAGTTCTACCTCTGTAAGGTTGTAGATAATCAGAGTCTTCTAATTCATTTAGATAACTATTTAATGCTACTGCAGTAGTACCACCTATGTCAAAGCATTCTCCTCTTGGACTATACTCTCCATCCTTGTACCACTTACAAAACTTTTGCATAATATCATTCGCATCAAATGTATTTTTCTCTAGTAGAGACTTTGCCATAGCTAGTGCCATGCTTGTATCGTCTGTCCATTCTCCAATGGATACATCATGCGTACCACCTTTTTTATATCTAGTTATATAATTTTTAGGGGTACGTGGCTTTTTAAATTCAAGGAATGCTCCAAGGGCATCTCCTACAGCTAGTCCTACTAGCATACCTATAGCTTTATCTCTATTCATACACTCTCCTTTGTTAAACGTTTAGTGCTATGTAAACACATAGTATTATAATTAATATCTTACCATAGTCAAGGTCAAACTTTGTACCTTCGCCATATTTTTTATGATAATCTATATTAAAAAAATCTATTATTCTATGCCACATATTATTGTCCTCTCTTTGCATCAATGTATACTCTTAAGTGAGTAGACTCATCCCTAGTCTGACCCCAATACGTAGCACCTGTACCTTTGAGTTCAGGCTTTATATGTTGTCCACGTACTCGCATCTTATAGGATATGTTATTGAAATGCTTTTTCATTTTGTCTACAAACTCTTGACCATCAGTATCATTAGGTATCTCGCTGAATACATAACCACACCCCTGTAAGGATACAACATTATTTACTTTGGTATGTAAACTTTCTATGATGTTATCTTTAGAGTTGCATCTTTGTTTTAGATTCTCTACCTGTGCAGACAACTCTAGTATTCTATCCTCTTGTTCTTGTAACCTTTTCTTGTATATCCTATCGTTGCTCTCAACGACATTGTCGTAGAACTTAGCTTGGTCTTTTATTCTACCCATATGCTTAGACCTATCTAGCATTTCTTCTTGCTCACATAGTTTGACAAATGCTCTGACCATGTGTTGAAAGTCCATGTGTGATATGGGTACATCTCTGCCTTCTGCTTCTGAATAGTATGTCTTATCATTTAAGTCATACATATCACTTGCTAATTTACCTGTGCTTGTTGTTGCACCTAACATTGTTACTACTCTATGTATTTTCATTATTGATTCTCCTGTTTTTTGGTTTAAGTTCTCCTTTATATACAACACTACCATGATATATATCCATACCAAAGTTGTATCCTTTTCTGTAATACTCATGTGATTCTTTATTGTCTCTTTCTTGAAAGAATAATCCATGTAATACACCACGTTTGAATGCTGTCATAACACCCATCTCATTGATAGCATTATCTAATGCCACACAATCCCACTTCATATATCTACTCATGTTCTCCTCCTCTATCGTTATCATCATACTTAATTCTCTTGCCCTTGTAATACATATACCTACTTCTGCTTGGTGTGTGATAGCCTTTCTTTAGAAAGAAGGTAGGCTTTCTCTTCGCAGTCTCAAACGTAGCTACAGTTATAGCTATAGCACCTATTAGGAATACGTGAGCAGTAGCAGTTATACCAAACATCCACATACTACTAAAGTACATAGAGAATATTATGCACCACATCCATGCTAACACTTGCATGACCATATGTCTAGTATTTAAATCAGGTATGTGACGCAATGGGTTACGGTCATGGTTCATAATAGATTGCCATGTGTCGTATACTATCTTAGTCATGTTATCTCCTTATCATTTATTTTAGTTCTGCATACATCTGTGCCTAACATATCAAACATAACACAACCATAATCATAACCTATCTTATAGTAATGATGTGATTGTTTTTCATCTCGTTCTCCATGAAGTAACCCATCTGCTATGCCATCTTTGAGTGCATCTAAAATTTTATACTCTTTGATAAGTCTATCAAATTCTATTAAGTTCATTGTCATTATAAATTCTCCCATATATCTGTTATCGCTACAAAGAAACCATAGGCATACACCAATACAATAACTGTCTTCAACACTTTATTCATTTGGTCATCTGCCATGTACACCCAATCGTGATATTTCCTAGGTGTAGTCGTACCATATGCTTTCAATCCTAAGTAATCAAAGTTCCAAGCATCTCGCCTTGTATCTTTTTTCTTATATACAGTCATAGTATTGCTCCCACATGAAATCACATTCATCTTTATTGATCATCTCAATTATTTTTTTCTTAGCTTCTTTTTTAGCTTCATCATCAAACACTTCATACCCTTCTATATGTACACCTGTGTCTAACCATACATCTAATCCACTTGGTTTCATCATGTTGATTCCTTTTCATCAGGACTTATAAATAAAAACCCACCATAGTTACCTTCTTCATCTGCTGATACTTCAATCGTAACAGGTGCATAGTTAGGTGCTTTCAATAAGAATTTAGGGAAGCCATCTTCTCCTTCTCCTAAATATTTGTTTATAGAAAAACCTTCTAGTTGTTTATAGTATTCATTCATATCCATTATACCATCTCCTTTTTAAATACTGTGTTCCAAGTTTCTTCTATCTCGTCATCAAGATTACCACCATGAATAAATTCTAGTTGGTCTCTGACATACTGCATACGACATTGTTCAAGTGTCCAAAAGTCTGTTGCTACTTCTTCAAAGAACAACACAGGTTGAAGTTCTTCCTTGCTCATATTTATTGCTTGGTAATATAATATATTAACCAATGCTTTTTTATATCGTGTTTCGTTTGTCATACTGACTCCTTTTTCCAACGGTTATCCCACATGGGGTCATCTAATCTATATAGTATATCTTCTTGGTCTATACCCTTGAGTATATGTGCAATCACATCTACTGTCCACCCATTACCAATCATCTTGTATCTCTGACTATTGGATACATGATTAGTATAGTTGTCAGGTAATGTCTGCAATCTCTCACACTCAAGGGGTGTCAGCTTTCGCCACATATCTTTTGATACTACTACATTATCTTTCTGCACAGTAGTAAGACAGTTAGACTTCTCATCATTACGTATCTCTATCTGTCTTGTGTAGGGCAAATCAAGTTGGTCATCTTTCCTAGTACCATGCTCATCTAGTCTACGATTGACAATCCTACCTACTGCTACCTTTGGTTCTCTATGTCCACCTTGCATGGTGGTAAGGGTAGGTGCTTTGCCTTCTTGTGCGTATACTCGCTTGATACTATCGTGACCTTTTAAGTCAGCAGTACCAACCCTAATCAATCCATCTTTAGACATGGTAGGGTTATCTTTGAGTACCATAGTACGTTGCTTACGTTCAATACTATTCCACCATACTGCACCATTGTACCTAGCAGTAAGACAATGAGACTTGCCATCTTGACTAGTCATCTCATCTGTAGCATAGCCATCTTCTAGTACGTCTTGCATGGTAATCTTTTTATCAACCATGTCAGCAATAGGTATCTGCTTATATGTGCCATCATCTTGTAGTTTACCAAACCAATACAATCTGTATCTATTCTGACCACTCAACCACTTAGAGTTTTTAGCCTGTGGTTCAAAACCCATGTGATATGATATAGTATCTTGATACTCTTTCTTCATGCGTACATTCTCTAGCAGTACATACTTAGGTTTTACTACAGATAATATCTCTATGAAGTGAAAGAATAATTTACTTTGGGGGTCATCAAAGTTTAACTGTTTCCCTGCAAAACTAAATCCTGTGCAAGGCGAACCACCCATCATCAAATCTATATCCCAACATGATAACTCAAAGGGGTCTAGGTCTCTGACATCTCCTAGCTGAAAGGTATTAGGAAAGTTAGCCTGTGTAACCTTGATAGCTGAAGGGTCAACTTCACTTGCGTAGTAGTTGTTATATATACCATCAAAGGTATAGCCTAGTTTGTTCAAGGCAACTTGACCACCACTACAACCATCAAATAAACTTAGTACATTCATATTAAACTCCTATGTAAGGCGAAAAGAATATTACAAGTATTCCTGTCACGATTAAAATTATTATTGTGTCGTTATTGTTGGGTAACATTTGTCATCTCCTTTTTCTTGTATAATCCTATGTAAACTTTAGGGTTATAGTTTTCAGTTGATTCCATGTAAATAGTTCCTGTGAAATCCCTGTCAACATAATCCCATTCTTTAGGTTTATACTGATTATCACTACAACCTTGTCCTTTGAAATAATTATCAGTATAGGGATTATATTTTATTCTCCAATACTTTGGAAATTGTATTTCTGATTCTTGATCATCAGCAAGATAGCCTACTGCAAAGGCATGAACATTTTTCTTGCCTTCTTTTCGTACCCTATCTTGCCCACCTTTTCGCACTACAAACTTAGCACTTTCCAAGACTACTTTATCTTTGTGATCAATAACTAGACCACTCTTGCAGTCTTGAATACTCCAAGTTTTTTTATGTAAGTTCCAATACACTCTAACCTTGTTCATAAATAATCTCCATATAAAGTTGGTATTTCTTCGCTAGGTAAATAATCTTCTTCGTCATCTCTTAGAGTTTCCTCGAATAAATTATACAGTTCTTCTTCTTCCATTGGTGGTATCCTCTACTTTTGTTAGTATCTTGATACCTATGCATAGCATCACGATTGATAATGTATACGTCATTATATATATTGCACCTACTTCATACATTAATTGATTTAACCCATTGATAAACATAGCAGTTCCCATCATTAGGCATACCATTAATATTAGTTTATTAGTTATTGTCATATGTGTCTCTCCATTGTTGTGTTGCATTTATTAACTTAGGGTTTACAGACATAATCTCACTTATGTAAGCATCTCCATATTCCCAACTATCGTATGTCATAGGTGACTTACACGCAGTAAACCATCTTGCATATTGATTCTTATCTTCGTTATCTTTTACTTGATAAGTCTTAAGTATCTTCCATTCAAAATACATACCATTACTAGGATTGTCAACCCTATATGTTGCATATGCATTGTTTATATCTTTTGATTTTCCAAATTGATTTTTAGCCATTGTTTTTCTCCCATTGTTTAAAGTTATTGTAGGTTGTAAAGTATTTAAAATCTGTATTTGTGGCATACTTATTTAGCCATTCAATAAAAGTACCCTTGCCTTCTACTTGAAAAGTATTGCCACTTTTAATGTTATGTATAGTAAAGATATGATTTTTATATGTCATCTTCTTCTTCTCCTATGTAGTGTTTCCATTCGTCAGGTGTAACCCCATTGATTAAAAATTCTCTTTGATCTGCGTCTAGGTGTGGGAATGCATTTTGTACATGCAACCCACCTACTGTGTCATACCTATCTAAATTTTCTTGCGTGATAGGTAACTCCATTGTGTTATATTTTTTGCTCAATATAGATTGTCTAGTTACTTGTATCATTATATTACCTCCATCATTTTTGCCTGTAGTATAATATGATTTACAATTAATTTTGTCATATCAATTTGTTTTCCAACAGTATATTTATGATGCCTTCTGCCATGTCTAGAAATATCTGTTAATATATCTTGATATAAATATTTTACTTGTGTATCAATAATTTCATCTAATTTTTTATTTTCTTGTATATCTTTTATTTTCATAGTATCGTCTCCTTTAATTGTTTTCCATTTAATATTAGTCATGTTTAGTCTCCTTTTGATCGTGTTCATACCAACTCATAGCACTAGTCATAATCATATTTGTATATGTTATACCATATCCACTACCTGCCTTCAAGTTATTTTTATCTATCAGGTGTTTATGTATATGCTTAACATCATCCCAATTATCTAGTAGTCTTTTACATAGATAATCAAACTCCACATCATCTAGTACATTCTTATCTTGTTCATAGTATAGGTATGAACTCATTAAGTAAAGGGGTACTAGTCTATGTATAGATATATCATTTAATACTTCCATTTTATGTGATGCCATGTATTCTCCTCCATACTACCCATGTTATAGCCTGTAATTCATATGCCTTGATGCCTAACTTTTTAGATGCCCTAAGATATGCCACTTGTATATCGCCATACTCACTCTTTTTAATGTTAGTGTTAGGTGTAGTCAATCCTTGCCTATCGTTATAATATATATTCCTTGCGTGTCCATCAATAGTAATTTCTGATTCATCGCCATTTATATTCTTAAAGAATGATACAATCTTCTTGCCATTTAGTATGGTAACTGCATCATCATATGTTGGCATTAATCGTAATATACTCCATGCCTTTTGCTTCATTTTATGATATGTACTAACCTTAATGCTATCCATATCTTGCCCATTAATGAAGGCAGTACATAAATCTTCTGCATTTTTTACGTTACGTTCCCATTTATTGTTAGGGGATAACGCACTAACTACCCCTATCACAATATGCAAGGGTAGTCTAAGCTTATCAGCAATGTTTTTACAATCACTTGTAGCATTTAAATACCACTCTATGCCCTGTTTTATTTCGTCAGGTGTAGCCATTTTATATACAGCTATTATATTTTTTGTTGTAATCATGGGGTATTCTCCTATTGATTCCTTAGTTTCTCTACTCTATCCATAAACATAACCTTACAAAAGTTACGATTACTTCTTTTACATAAACTCATAATATCACTTATAGTTTTATCGTCAAGATTATTATTAACAATAATTTCTACTAATTCTTGGAAATGTTTTCTAGTCATATGGTATTCTCCTATGTTGGTTGAATTGTGTGATTAAAGGGTACAATGCGATACAAGGGGAATATATCACATTGTACTTAACTAGCTATGCTTTCTTTCGAGTATTAGCATTAGCAAAGTCTACATAAGACTTGACGTTAAACTCACCAAATTCAATTGAGTGTTTAACCCCATTTAAATCATTATTAATAGCAGTCAATAACAATTCAAAAGTCGCAATACTAGTGCTACCAATTCTCGCACCGTATTCTTTTTTGATTTGTCTTGAAGCTACTCGACTAGCCTTGTAAAGCTTAGTCTTAGATAATGAACTTTCAGTAACTTGCTTATACTTTTTAGCTACTCTAGCAAATTTCTTTTGGTTAGACTCAGTCAAATTTTGACCTGTTAAACCTGTTGATTGCTTCCAAAAAGTCGCATTGATTGTTTTAATAGCCATGTTGCATTCTCCTGTGAATGGTTGTTAAGTTAAGGGCATTATACCCTTTAATAACACAATGTCAAATTAAAATAAAATTCAATTAAGTGACGTATATATCTTGATACGATTAGGTATTTATTTTAGTTATACAACCCAAGTGTTTTTCACTTAAACTCATAGCTAACTTTTCACTTAATCTAGTAGTGTAGATTTTTCCTTGCTTTCGCTTTGATTCCCACTTGATCAAGTTATTAAGGGAAGGCAGACTAGACAACACACAAAACTAGTCTCTTTTAATTTCTCGCCCACTTACCATTGACCACCCTAGGATTTCTGTAGTCGCACTTCTCCCATATTCCACAAGCCTGTTACTTGGCACTTGTTTAGTCTAGAAGGTTACCACTATTTTGGCACACCTAGTTAGCCCATGTCTTGCCCACATTTAGGGTAAGCATTCGCATCTATCGTATTTAGGGAATTTGCCCTTGATAGGTTTAGTTTACTTTAAGTCTGCACTCAGCACCATTTTATAGAGTTGTCGTTTCTCTTTTCGTTTTTCGCATTATCATTAGAGCAAATTTCTTTTTATCCGTCAAGTAGTTTTTTAAAAATGTTTTAAGAAGGTTGTTATTATAACGGTTGTCTTAAAACTAGAAACTTTTTCTTTTGTTTTGATGCGATTAATAAGACTAACATTTTACTTGCTTATTAAAAGATCGCTTTTCTCAAACTAAAAACTTTCTTTTTGCTACTATCTGAAAAGCTATTGCCCTTCTGATGTTTTGAAGTATTGCAAAAAAGAACGTAGATGTAAAGCGAATAATTAAAAAAAAGTGAAATAATTTGAATTAATTTGTTAAGTGATTGTTTTTATTGGATATTTTATTTGAATTATTTTAGTTGATTAGTTGATACTATACTATACAAAAAAAAGGTTTTATACTCACAGGGGTATATTATGCAGTAAAAACAAGGGGTTAGGTAGTTATTTGATACAGTTTAAAGGGTAACTGTTAGATAATCAGTTTACTAATGCATATAAAAGGTAGTAAAATCAATGACTTAGCTAAAGTGAAGCATAAAAAATGTAGAGTTTTCAAGGCTTTGAAGGTATTTTTTATTTGAAACTAGGAAAAATGATAGAATACAAGGGTATACAGGCAGGCGTCATATGGGGGGTGTACGTATACGTGCTTGGAGAACTACACAGATGGGAAAATTAGAGTGTTAACCACTAATACAACTGTTGAATACAGGTAAAACTAGTAAAATGTAGCATTTTTGCCACACAGCAGCAGAAATACACATAAATAAAAATATTTGTACTTGACAAGATTACTGAAATCGATTATAATTATGTATAACTAACACTTAAATGATACATATAAATGATAATTAGTTAAATATGATTAATACACTTATATGAAACACTTAAATGTAATGATAATACGTACTAAATTAAATTTACCTCTTGACAACAATGAAAAAATCAGTAAAACTAGAAGCACCAGAGAATATATTAGAAAGTTTCTATGAAGCTATCCGTACTAATAAATTAAAAAACTTACATATTCCCCATAGTTCTGTGTTCTATGTTCGTGCTGCCATTGAAGCCGACACAGGAGTGCGTTATACGTTGAAACACGTAGAAACAGCAATGAAAGCAGAAGGGATGCTAAGTAATGTTTGAGACATGGGTACTAATATGTGCCATAGGAAGTCCATTATGTCATACTTTAGTTGATGAGTATGGACCATACAAAAGTAAACAACAGTGTATTGAGAGAGCTTATGAGATAGCAGTAGAGCTACCTGAACATATGCCCGGCTATGAAGCTGTTAAATATAAATGTATGACAAAAAAAGAAGATTTAAAAGGTAAAATAAAAACATAATGTCTATACCTGAACGAGTCAAAAGCAAAATGAAGGAAGAAGGTCTCAAGGGTGTAAATAAACCTAAGAGAACACCTAATCATCCTACTAAGTCACATTGCGTAATGGCAAAGGAAGGTGACAAGTATAAATTCATACGTTTTGGACAGCAAGGTGTAAAAGGTGCAGGTAAGAATCCTACATCAGCTAAAGACAAGGCACGTAAGAAAAGCTATTATGCTAGACACGATGCACAAGGTAAACCAACTACAAAGCTATCAGCAAAGTATTGGTCACATAAAGTAAAATGGTAGGGGAATAACTATGGCAGAACAAGCTAAAATGATAGGTGGTAAGTCAGCATCTGATAAAAATCGCAAGAAGATGACAAAAAAACAATTTGAAGCCTACTATGAAAAGACAGGTGAGTTTCACGATGCTGATCCTGCAAATCCTATGAACTCTGAATTAACAGGACCTTCAACTTTATCTATTATAATTGCCACACCAAAACCTAGACCTAAAAATCTTAAAAAGAAATCTAAGAAAGCTGAAATGGCATATGGTGGCAGCGTAGGCGGCAAGAAGCATATGTACAACGGAGGTGGTTCTGTGACAGACAATCTACCTAACAAGGGTCTACGTGAATTAGCAAAAACTTCTAAAGGCAAGACTGCTGTAAGAAACATGGGATTTGATGTCTAAACGTAATTATAAAAAAGAGTATACTAATTACCATTCTAAACCTACACAGAAAGTAAATAGAGCAGGTAGAAATAAAGCACGTAAAATAGTAATGAAGGCTGGGGGTACAGCCAAAGGTGATGGCAAAGATGTCGATCACAGAAATGGCAATCCAAGGGATAATAGAATAGGAAACCTAGCTGTTAAATCTAAGAATGCTAATCGTTCTTTTAAGAGAACAACCAAAGCTAAAAAACTGATAAGGAGAGTTTAAAATGGCAAAAAAAACATATGCTGAAATGGTTAAAGAAGATAAAGAAAAAGGCAAAAAGAAAGTACTAGATAGAAGAAAAAACGAAAAAGGTGCTAGTTTTTTTAAAATGTTAGCAACCAATTTAAAGAGTAAAGTAAAAAATAAAGGTAAGGCACAGGCTAGTACTGACGTTGCACCCCCTAAAGAAAAGAAGAAAGAGGTCAAGAAAGATACAGCACCTATGAAAGCTTCTTCTGTCAAGGTCAAGTCAGGTAATACATTATCACAAATAGCAAAAGACAAAGGTATTACTTTAAAAGCATTACTAGCAGCTAATCCTGATATAACAAATCCTAATAAAATTAAAGTAGGACAAATGATTAAGATACCTGCAAAAGGTAAGGGTGGTGTCTACGAAGGCATGAGTAAAAAGAAAATGGCTAGTATGGCTATGAACCAAGGAGGAGCTTCAATGAAAAAGAAAACTAAGTATATGGCAAAAGGTGGTACATACGGTACACCAACTAAGAAAATGAAAATGAAAGTTGGTGGTGCTAGTATGAAAAAGAAAACAAAGTACATGGCTAAAGGTGGTGCAGGTATGAAGAAGACTAAGATGATGTCTCGTGGTGGAGCTGCTAGACGTAAGTAATGTCGTACCTTATAAGTAACGTACCACATTTTAAATGTTGGGTACGTAAGGAGTTCACTTGTAATCATATGAATTATCACGGTGAATACCTACACGCACTAGCTTTCGCAGTTAACACCATACCTGACAGGTCATTAAGTTTTCAGGTAGTCTTCACAGGTTGTACAGAAGAAGAAAATGTACACGGTGGTGCAATGTGGGCAAGAATGCCTATACAAGCACTAGTAGCCGATATACCTGTAGATGAGTGGGCAGAACCAATGGAAGACCATTTGTGTCAACCTTGGGATTGCGAGTCAAGACATCATAGTGTCATAGTTATGGATAGAGTTAGTTCTAGTCCGTGGCTATGTAAAATAGCTAATGAGTTCTATACAGCTAAGTATATGTTCACGGTTGACTATACAGACCATGACATAGCAGATGACCCTGCACAACATAAACAGTCACATGTAATGTATTTGTTGGATGCAGGAAAATGGACAGGCAATATTGTTGCACTGCCAAATAACAGAGTAAGAGCTACAAGTCCTGCTCTATGGGTTACAGGAGAAGGTGCTCCTGATTTTGCACCATCACAATGGTTACATTCAGCAGAGTCACATGAATCTTACCTAGACCCATTTACTACGTTTAATAATCTATATGAGGATAGAGATGCGAACAGCAAAACCAAAAGTAAAAAAAGTAATAAAAAAAGTAGTAAGTAAATTAAAGAAAGCTAGTAAGGCACATGCAGGACAAGCTAAGTCTTTATCTGCACTTAAACTAAAAAGTGGTGGTAGTACAGTAAATAAAGCAGGTAACTATACTAAACCTGAAATGCGTAAAAGAATATTCAATCGTATTAAAGCAGGTGGCAAAGGTGGTGCTCCCGGACAATGGTCTGCAAGAAAAGCTCAGATGACTGCAAAGGCTTATAAAGCTGCAGGTGGTGGATATCGAGGATAATGGCAGACCCTAAAGTAGGCACAGGTAAAAAACCTAAAGGTTCAGACAGAAGGCTATATACTGATGAAAATCCAAAAGACACTGTTAGCATTAAGTTTGCTACCGTATCGGATGCTAAAGCTACAATATCTAAAGTTAAAAAGATTAAGAAACCGTATGCTAGGAAAATACAGATACTTACAGTCCTTGAACAACGAGCCAAGGTATCTGGGAAGAAAGAGCAAGCAGCCCTTGCGAAAAAAGCAAAAGAACAATTAAAGAAGGCACATGAACGAAAAAAGAAAAAATAGATGTGAGACTTGTGAATGTTATGATTGCGATTGTAATGAATGCAATTGTGACTGTCACGATGAACAAGTAGCAGAGAAAGGTGATGATTGAATTTGTGCTTGTGTTTATGATGGGATTAAGAGTAGTAGACCAAACACAAACCTTTGATGATATAGATAGATGTTTATACTTTGCCGAAAGGCTACATAGGCAACCTTCAATCCCAAAACTAGAAGGACCCAATCTAAAAATAACAGCATACTGTAAGCCAAGAAGGAAAAGATAAACATGGAAACTAAAAATCGTACTATTGGAAAGTTATTAACAACAGCCAATGCTGATATATACACTGTTCCAGAAAACCATGAAGCGGCAATAGACAGTATACACATATGTAATGAAAGTGGTTCTGGTGCTACTATTAGTTTAGATTACTATGATGCTCAAACTACAACTTTTTTTACTATTACGGAAGCTTTATCTATAGCTGCAAACTCCGTTTTATTACTTGAAAGTAAACTTTGGCTTTTTAAAGGAGATAAGATACGAGGATTAGCAAGTGCAAATAGTGCTATGACTGTTATTTTTAGGGTAGATGAGTCTTATTTACCACAAAGGAATTAAAAATAATGTTAGCAGAACTTGCAGCAGCAAACGCAGCCTTTAGTGTAATAAAAAATTTTGTATCTAATGGTAAAGAACTTACAGGTTGTGCTAAACAAATATCTGATTTTGTATTCTCAAAAGAACAACTAGAAAAAAAAGCAAGTAAGAAAAAAGCAGGTGGTGGTGGTGCAGATTTAGAAGAGTTCATGGCTCTTGAGCAGATAAGAGAAAAAGAAGAAGAACTCAAGAAGATAATGATTTATCTAGGCAGACCCGGACTGTGGCAAGATTGGCAACAGTTCCAAGCAGAAGCAAGAAAGTCTAGACGTTATCAAGAGAAGATGAGAGAAAGAAGACAAGCAGAGTTAATGGAATATTTTGGTTATAGTATAGCTTTTATATTCGTATTATTCTTTGCAGGATTATTAGCTTGGATTGTTGGCAAATGGATGGGAAAGTTTTAGAGTCACCTTGTATTGGTGTATGTAAACTTAAAGATAACATTTGTATAGGATGCAAGAGAACTATGGAAGAGATTGAACAGGCATGGCACTTAAAAAAGGACAAAGGTCATTAGTTGCGTGGACAAAACAAAAATGGAGAACCAAGTCAGGCAAACCTAGTACACAAGGGTCAAAAGCAACTGGTGAACGTTATTTACCTGAAAAAGCAATTAAGGCTCTTAGTCCCAGTGAATATGCCGCGTCTACGGCTGCTAAACGCAAAGCGACTAGAGCAGGTAAACAAGTATCTAAACAGTCCAAAAAGATTGCAAAAAAAACATCAAGATTTCGTAGATTCAGCTAAAGTAAAAGAACAACTAAGACTAGCAAGAATGCAGGAGAAAATCAAGAATGATACAAGCACTAATAGGACCACTCGCAAATCTCGCAGGAACGTGGTTTCAAAACAAAGTAGAAAAAACAAAGGCAGATGGTCTCGCTAAAGTAGCCGAAGCAAGGGCAAGAGCTACTGTAGCAGAGAAGGTAGCTGCAGGTGAAGTTGAGTGGGAAGGCAAAATGGCTAACGCTACAAACGATAGCTGGAAGGATGAATTTGCCTTAGTTGTCCTACTAACGCCTGCAATTTTGGTCTTCATTCCCGGGATGACGCAGTATGTGGAACATGGATTTAGTATATTGGCAACTTTACCAGAGTGGTATCAGTACCTCTTATATATCGCAATTAGTGCATCATTTGGGATTAAGGGTGTCGGACAAGCAGCAAAGATGTTTAAAAAGAAGTAATGTCTGACGTTGAAAAAAAGATTAATAAAATAATAACAGAGTCTATATTACCTAGTGTTCAAATGCATGGTGGACATGTAGAGTTACAATCTTTTAAGGATGGTATAGTAACAGTATTTTTAAGTGGTGCATGTAGTGGTTGTGCAATGTCTACATTAACATTAAAAATGGGAATAGAGAATATGTTAAAGTATTATATACCTGAAGTATTAGCAGTTGAAGGTATAGAAGACCCTAATTCTACAGTGAGTCCATATTATCAATGAAAATTAAAGCTTTGACATTTTTAAAAATATTTGGTATAATTAATAATATAAGTAATTACTTTTGGCATCTTCATGTAAAAGAAGTCAGAAAAGGTCAGACAAGGAAAATAAATGAATTTAGTAAAATTACAAAGTGAATTAGAGAAAGACGAAGGAATAAAACACGAATTGTATTTATGTTCAGAATCACATTTGACTGGGGGAATCGGACATCTGATTACCGAATGGGATAAAGATTACTACGATAAACCTGTAGGAACACCTGTATCCAATGAACAAGTCAATGCATGGTTTGAGAAAGATATAGAAACAACTATAAAAGATTGTAAACTATTGTTTTCTCAATTTGATAATCTACCTGAAGATATACAACACGTATTGGCGAATATGTGTTTTCAATTAGGTAGACCAAGATTGTCCAAATTTAAAAATATGATTGCTGCCGTAGAAGATTTAGATTGGTATAAAATGGCAGATGAGATGGAAGACAGCAGGTGGTTTAGGCAAACAACTAACAGAGCTAAACGTTTAATAGCAATAGTCGATAGACAATATCATAGAGAGAATGTACCGATATGAGTAGAGAATTAACCGAAAGACAACAAAAGTTTCTATCTGTTTTATTTGATGAAGCAGGTGGTGATGTAGTAGCAGCTAAGAAGTTAGCAGGTTATGCTGAAACATCTAGTACTACAGATATAGTTAAATCTATGAAAGACGAAATACTTGAAGCTACACAGTTGTTTATGAGTAGGAATGCACCTAAAGCTGCAATGGCTATGGTGGGTGGTTTATATGATCCTACTGAACTAGGTTTAAAAGATAAAATGATAGCCGCTAAAGAATTATTAGATAGGACAGGTTTAGTTAAGACTGAAAAAATGCAAGTAGAAAGCACTGGTGGTGTTATGCTATTACCTGCAAAGAATGATGGATAGAAGTTTAGGTAAGTGGAAACTACCACAACCAACAGACTTAAAAGACGAAGAACAAAACGAATGGATACAAATACCACGTATAGCTAGGACTGTTCCATTTGGATATAAGTTAAATGAAGAAGACCCTAATTTACTTGATCCTATACCCTTTGAACTAGAAGCCATAGAAATGGCAAGAAAGTATATAAAACAATATTCTTATCGTGAAGTAGCTAATTGGCTTACAACAAAAACAGATAGAATAATATCGCATGTGGGGTTGAGGAAAAGATTGATACATGAAAAACAACGTAAGAACCAAGCTAGAACTCTCCGAAAGTGGGCATCTTATGCCGAGAAAGCAATCGAGAAAGCGAAAGCCATCGAAGAAGAAAGAACAGGTGCAAGAGCCTAAGATACAGGAAGTTGCAGATGTAGAAGCAGTACCTGTAGAAGAACACAATGTAATATTTAAACCTAATGTAGGACCTCAAACAGAGTTCCTTGCAGCAGGTGAGAGAGAAGTTTTATATGGTGGAAGTGCTGGTGGTGGTAAGTCATATGCCATGTTAGCAGACCCCTTACGTTACATGGGTCATCCATCCTTTAGTGGATTACTATTAAGACATACAACAGAAGAACTTAGAGAACTTATATTTAAATCTAAGGAAATATATCCTCAAATATGGAAGGGTATTAAGTGGTCAGAAAGAAAGATGCAATGGGAAGCACCATCAGGTGCAAGGTTATGGATGTCATACTTAGACCGTGACGATGATGTACTTCGTTATCAAGGTTTGGCATTTAGTTGGATAGGGTTTGACGAGTTAACCCAATGGTCTACTCCGTATGCTTGGAACTATATGCGTTCACGTTTGCGTTCTACTGCACATGATTTACCTGTGTATATGAGAGCAACAACAAACCCGGGAGGTCCGGGTCATCAGTGGGTTAAGAAAATGTTTATTGACCCTGCACCATACGGAAGAAGTTTTGATGCCACAGATATTGAGTCAGGTAATGTTCTTGCCTATCCAAAAGGACACAGTAAAGAAGGACAAGCGTTATTTAAAAGAAGATTTATACCTGCGAGATTATCAGACAACCCTTATCTCGCAGAGCAAGGTGACTATGAAGCAATGCTTCTTTCCTTACCTGAACACCAACGTAAACAGTTGCTTGAAGGTGATTGGGATATTAAAGAAGGTGCTGCTTTCACTGAGTTTGATAGGAATATTCACGTTGTTGAGCCTTTTTCAATTCCAAGAAATTGGGTTAAATTTAGGGCATGTGATTACGGTTATGGCTCTTATAGTGGTGTGTTGTGGTTTGCTGTTTCTCCAGATGAACAGATTATTGTATATAGAGAGTTGTACACTTCTAAAGTCCTTGCCACAGATTTGGCAGATATGATACTAGATGTTGAATCTGATGATGGCAATATAAAGTATGGTGTCTTAGATAGTTCGTTATGGCATAAACGTGGAGACACAGGACCTTCTTTGGCTGAACAAATGATTATGAAAGGTTGTCGTTGGAGACCTTCAGATAGAAGTAAAGGCAGTCGTGTATCAGGTAAGAATGAAATACACAGACGATTGCAGGTAGATGAGTTTACAGAAGAACCTAGACTTGTATTTTTTAATACTTGTACTAATACAATATCACAATTACCTGCGTTACCATTGGATAAAAGAAATCCTGAAGATGTAGACACAAGATCAGAAGATCACTTGTATGATGCACTAAGATATGGTATAATGTCAAGACCAAGGTTTAGTATATTTGATTACGACCCTATGGGCAGACCTAGTAGCAGTATGCCAATGGCAGACTCTACGTTTGGATATTAAGGATATAATATGGCAGAAGAAGAAATAATTATGGATGAAGATTCTATAGCACTAGAAGATGTAGAAGAATCAGCGACTGGTGATGTAGATGTAAGTGGTATTGTTCCTTTTGTTATGGAAAGATATACACGTGCTGAAGACTATCGATATAATGATGAAGAACGATGGTTAAGGTCTTATAGAAACTATAGGGGGTTATATGGTAGTGATGTTCAATTCACTGAAGCAGAAAAGTCGAGAGTTTTTATCAAAGTCACTAAAACCAAAACTCTTGCAGCTTACGGACAAATTGTTGATGTTTTATTTGCAGGTAACAAATTTCCTATTAGCGTTGAGCCGACAGTCTTGCCTGAAGGTGTGGTCGCTGATGTTAACTTTGATCCAAAAAAGCCTGAAGAGCTTAAAGGGGATACTGCGTTATCTTCACCTTATGGTTTTAAAGGTGATGGCAAAGATTTACCTAAAGGTGCTACAGAAAAAACATTGGAAGAAATGTTGGGTCCTTTACAAGACAAGTTGGGAGAAGTTGAAGACTTGGAAGAAGGGGTAGGTAAAACACCTACTGCTATTACATTTAGTCCTGCTATGATTGCTGCAAAGAATATGGAAAAGCAAATCATGGATCAATTGCAAGAATCAAATGCAAGTAAACAATTAAGAAGTACAGCATTTGAAATGGCATTGTTTGGTACAGGAGTAATGAAAGGTCCTTTTGCTGTAGATAAAGAATATCCTAATTGGGATGATGAAGGTAACTATGATCCTACATTTAAAACTATGCCATCTACATCTCATGTATCTGTTTGGAACTTTTATCCTGACCCTGATGCTTCTAACATGGATGATGCACAGTATGTGATTGAAAGACATAAGATGTCAAGAACACAACTACGTGCATTAAAAAAGAGACCTTACTTCCGTGACAATGTTATAGATGAAGTTATACAAGAAGGTGAGTCATACGATAAAAAGTATTGGGAAGATGATTTATCTGATTACACCCCTGAACATGGTATATATAGATTTGAAGTATTAGAATATTGGGGTATGTGTGAAGTTGAAATGCTTGAGGAGAATGGTGTAGAGATACCAGAAGAACTAAAAGAATTTGACGAACTACAAGCAAATATATGGATTAGTAACGGTAAGTTAATAAGAATGGTTCTTAATCCTTTCAAACCTGCCACTATACCTTACATGGCAGCTCCTTACGAACTCAATCCATATTCCTTTTTTGGTATTGGTTTAGCAGAAAACATGGATGATACACAAACTCTTATGAATGGTTTTATGAGAATGGCTGTAGATAATGCTGTGTTATCAGGTAATTTACTAATAGAAGTAGATGAAACAAATCTAGTTCCGGGTCAAGACTTATCTGTATATCCGGGCAAAGTATTTAGAAGACAAGGTGGTGCTCCGGGTCAAGCAATCTTTGGTACTAAGTTTCCTAACGTATCTAATGAAAACTTACAGTTGTTTGATAAAGCTAGAGTGCTTGCAGATGAAAGCACAGGTTTTCCATCGTTTGCACATGGACAAACAGGTGTACAAGGTGTAGGTAGAACTGCGTCAGGTATATCAATGCTTATGAATGCCGCTGCAGGTAGTATTAAAACTGTTATTAAAAATGTAGATGACTATTTACTAAAACCATTAGGTGAAGGTATGTTCCGTTTTAATATGCAGTTTAACTTTAACAAAGATATAAAAGGTGACTTAGAAGTTGTTGCACGTGGAACAGAAAGTCTCATGGCTAATGAAGTACGTAGTCAAAGACTTATGGGTTTCCTACAAGTAGCATCCAATCCTGCTCTTGCTCCGTTTGCTAAGTTTCCATATATAATTAGAGAGATAGCAAAGTCTATGGAACTTGATCCTGAAAAGGTTACTAATAACATGGATGAAGCAGCATTGCAAGCAGAAATACTTAAAGGTATGCAGGGTGACACACCTGAACAACCTCAACAAGGACAACCCCAACAAGAAGGTCAACCACCTGTAGGTGCTAATCCGTTAGACCCAACAGGAGCAGGTGGTGGCAATATAGGCACAGGACAAGTTCCAGTGCCGGGAGAACAAGGATTTTCAGGAAATGATGGACAAGCAGGTGCTGCAGCAAATCAAGCCGCTAGTGAACAACCTCAAGCTAATCAGCAGCTTCAATGATTATATAGACTTACAGATAAGTAAGCAACATAAAATATTAGAACAAGCTAGTGATATGGCTACTATACACAGATCACAGGGATCAATAGCTACTTTAAATAAACTTAAATTTCTAAGGGATGAAGTAAATGGCATTAAGTAAACAAATGGAAATGTTTGAGCAAGGTGGTCTCAAAGATGAAGGTGGTATGGTTGATGAAGTGTCAGGTAATGATGTACCCCCGGGTTCTACACGAGAAGAAGTAAGAGATGATATACCTGCTCAATTAAGTGAAGGGGAGTTTGTATTTCCTGCTGATGTAGTTAGATACATAGGTCTTGAAAAGCTAATGATGTTAAGGCAACAAGCTAAACAAGGTTTAAAACAGATGGAAGCTATGGGTCAGATGGGTAATGCAGATGAAGCTACTATGCCTGATGATTTACCTTTTAAGGAAACAGACCTTGACATTGAAGACGATTTACCTTTTGATGAAACAGACCTTGACATTGAAGATGATTTAGAGTATAATATAGGTGGAGTAGTTGAAGGACAACAAGAAATATATGCACCGGGAAATTTTGGCAATCTAGTTACACCTGATGTACCAAAAGTACAGAATGTTAGATATTATAATGAACAACTAAAACAAGTGCGTATGATTCCACATTTACTAAATCCTGATGGGTCACTAGGTAATACTATATATCCTGTGCCAAAAGGCTTCGTACCTCAAGAAGAACCTGTAGAAAAGCCTGTAGAAGAAGAAGAGCAATCAGGTGGTAAACGAGAACAACAAGGCGATAGTAGTGACCCTTCACAAGAAGATATTGAAACTCAAGCTTTAGGTGGAGCTAGAACTACAATAGGTGATGTTGAGTATGCTGTTCAGTATAACTTTGATGGAACAGTAGGTTTACAAAGTTTAGATAACTTTAAGGCTACAGGTAAAACAAATTTTCAAACTGCTAAACCTGAAATTGCTGAAGCAATTAAAACACAAACAGTAGGTCAAGTAACTCAGTTAGGTAAAGTTAAAGGTTTAGGAGCAACAGTAGCAGTTGAAATCGGAAAAAAATTAGGTATAGATACACCAAGATATGATAAGCTAACAGGTAAAATACAAAAGGGCAAAGATGCAACTACCTTTTTAAAGAATACAAAACAAAAAGATATATTTAAAGAAATGCCTTCAGTTCCTTTTACCGAACCTGCAGTTGCAAAAGTTGAAAATCTAAGTAGAGCACAAATAAAAAGTTTAGATGAAGGT